TTGCTTGAAGCAAGAATATCTGCAGCTGCTTCCATTAATTTGTTATTTGACATTAGGAATCTCCTTTTGGTTTCTTATTTATAAAATTATAGTTTTCTGAGGTAATTTTCAAACAATTTAAGAGCAACTGCTTCTACTTGTTTAGCAGATGCTTTTGTTATTTGTTTTTTAGCGTTATCAAAATCTGCTTCTACAAAGCGTCCCTCAACAAACATCCATTCTTTATTTTCCATGATACCATTAACAAATGCGCCTGGTGCAGATGGGTCTGCCACAATATCAGCCGCAGTTGCCAGTCGTAGGTCATCTTGAACAAGATTATAACCTTCTTTTGTCATGGTTACAGAACCTAGAGCTCTTGAAGAAACTCCTAAGTTTACTCCGTTATCAATGAAATTTTTAACGATTTGACCATATGGTGTATCAAGAACTAGAGCCTTCCCATAAAATGTATTTCCATCTTCTTTGAGGGACATAATTTTATGGGACACTCTTTCTAAGTTTAGTGTTGGTGTATCAGGATGTCCTAATTCACCTAATGCACGATTTGTTTTGATGTATTCTTCATCATAGCGTTTAACTTCATTACGCAAAGTTTTCATTTCGTACATACGATTGTTTTTATTAACGGTATCACCGACTAAAAAAGTACCTTCAATGTATAGGTTCTTTTTACCGTTTTCTGTTGCTTCAGTTAAATATTTAACCGATTCAATATGTTCTCTGATAAGTTTCATATTAGTATCCGCCTGGTGCAGTTGTGTATGTTGCTTCTTTGGTTAGTTCTAATACTACAAAACCACCTGTATTAATTGTAACAACAATTGGTTGAGTGTTATTATTAGCTAATGTAGTGTTGAGTGAATCAAACTCAAGAGTACCTGTATTATGCAACGTAACAATTGGCACAGAATTACGAACAATTTGAATATTGCCGTTTGTTGACCATGCAATTTTACGAATGTTTGCGGCAGTAACAGTTTCATTGGCACCAGTTGAAAGGTTAGCCAATGCGATAGTAGTTCCAGTATCAACAATTCTAGCTATTGATGCTGAACGAAGTGTGTTTATATATTCAAATGCCATTTTATCTTAGTCCTATTGATGAGCGTCTACGCATACTCATTTTTCTTTTCATTAATGTGCGGCGTAATTTTGCTTTTCTAGTTGTCTTCCATGACCTTTTTAATAGTCTTGCTTTTCTTAATCTTACTGTTGCGGGTATACGTTTAACTGTATTACCTGATATTCTATAACCTTTAATGGCGGATCGTCTTACATTCTTTTGTATAACAATCTTACCCTTAGCATTTCTTCTAATTCTACGGCGAATCTTTTGGACTCTACCCATCTTAATGATGTTACGATTTTGAGTTGCCTCATCTAAAACTTCATTAAACATATCTTCTGCAACATAACGCTTTGCTTCTGCAAGACGTTTTGCAACTATCTCATTTAGATGAGCAAATAACTTTTCTTTTGCTTCATCTAATTTATTTTCTATTAACGATGATACAAAACTCATTTTGCATGTTTGAAAGCAAAGTCAGATGCTTTCATAAAATGTTCTGGAGACTTGTGTACCAAATCTGCAAACTTCTTTTTGTTATCATCATTTAATGCGTTGTGAACTTGCGTCAATGCCGATGCGGTGAAATGGTCAATCTTACGACTATGACCAGATGCAAACTTTACCGGTTGTGCCGATTTATCTTTTACTATCTTATGTAGTTGATCCATTACCGACTCTTGCAATTCAACAGACTCAGCTTGTATACCTGCAATCTCTACTGGACTATCGTATGGCACAGAAAAGTATTTGTTAATTTGTTTGTTGTGATACAATGCAATTTTTGTTCCATCAGGATACAAACGGATTGCTTTTCTTTTTAACAACAAAACATAAGGCGGTGTTGGACCTGGATTTGCTTCGTTTAATTGTTCTGCTTCAATAACATCTTCATCTTCTTTAACAGCACGGCGAGCCTGCATATTAATTTGTTTGTTATTAGAAATTAAATCTACCATCTTGTTAAAGAGGTTTTGAATAATCATTCTATCGGCATTATTGAATGTTGGTTTCTCTTCACCCATCTTATCTAAGATTTTGTGAATACGCTGCATCTGTGCCTTATTGGCCAGACCAGCACGAACCAGAGTGTCAAACTTTGAATAGTCTGACTTCTCTTCTTCAACGATAGATTTAAACTCTAATAGAGATTTCATTTATTTTGCAGGTACTTTAGATGGTAAAACAGATTTAGAACCACCAAGTTTTGCTATTGCCCTTTTCTTACCTTCGTAAGCTTTATCACCGGCATCAATAGGACTCATGTCATTGTTTGTAGTTGCACCTTGGCGACCAAGAGCACCACTTTCTTGTTCTTTTGATTTCTTCAAATAAGAACGCACGGTACCTTTAGACAACTCATCAAGTTGTTCAGACTCTTCAGATAGTGTAAACTCTTCCAATTCTTCCAAAGAAAAATCTTCTAAATTTAATTGTTCTTCTTGCACTTCTTGTGGTGAACCACCAAACAATGATGCAGCTAATTCTTGTTTACGAGTATCCAAAGCCTCAAATGCTTTTGCAGACAACATATCAGACATGGTATTCTTTGCACCAATGGCATCGCCTGTTGCAATTTGGTCTATAAATTTTGGCATATATTTCTCCTATTATTTCCTATTTATATTAAGCGCTGACCTCTCAACGTCAGCATCTAACTCTGGTGTATCAGATTCAGAAGGTGTTCTTTCCATAGAATTATCTTCTGGTGGAACTTGTCCTTGTTGTGCCTGTGCTTGTTCATCACCGGGCTGTGCAACTGGACCTTCTTCTTCTATCTCTTTTTCCATTTGTTCAATTTCTTCATCAGTCATTTGCAATACATTCTTACGAACCCATGCTGCTGAATAATATTTACCAATAAATGGGTCTAACATTGTTGCTGTGTTAACTCTCTCACGCAACAACTCAGCATCACGCATCTCGGTAAAGTTATTGTCTTTAATGAAGTCATAGTAGATTTGTTCTCTAAAATCTTCATATTCTTCTGTGGTACAAACACCTTTTAGTACCAATTGAATTTTTAACGCATGGTCAAATATTTGTGAAAACTTATTACGCAAACGATTAACAAATTTAGAAAACTTAACTTCGTCACGGGTAACTTCAGTTGTGCGACCAAGACCCATCATGCTGCCACTATTCGTATCAAGCCGAGAAGCAGGAACATTTAATGCATTTAATAATTTCTTTTGAAAGTATTTTACATCTTCCATTTCACCAAGATTTTGTCCACCTGGTAATGTAGTAATCTCTGTACCTTTACCACCTTCACGGCGTGGTAACCAGAAATCTTCAAGCATAGACATATGTTTACGCTCATCTCTAATCTCGCCAGTGCTTGCATCATAAACTAATTTGTTACGATACTGAATCATAATAGAACGGATATATTGTTCAGCTTTACCTTTTGGTAAATTACCAACATCAATATAGAATATACGGCGTTCTGGTGCTCTTGAAATACGATAGATAACTACCGCATCTTCAATCATTCTTAATTGATTAAGAGCTTTAATTGCTTTATGTAAATATGAAATGACGAATACATTCTTTGCATCCATCAAACCAGAGTTTACATTAATAATTGATTCAGGTGCAATACGCAAACCTTGTGTTGCATTTGCGGTAAATGTTTGTGTGGTCGTACCACGGTCATTGTAAACATAGTATTCAGCCAACGATTTAATAATGTTGGCACCAGTTTTTGGATCTCGTTCTTTTTGAATCTCACGCACTTTACGAATCTTGCGTGGGTCAATATAACGAAGCTCTTGAATACCTTTTTTGGGGTCTTTATCATTAACAACAACATGATAGTATATACGACCATCAATATACCAACGCTTAAATAAATCATCGGCAAGATTACTGAAGTTTAACATCTTTTGGATGTTATTAAACTCTTCAAGAATCTTCTTTTTAATTGTTTCTGGTTGTTTCAGATTATCTAAAACAATCTTTAACACTTCACCATTTTCTGTATGACTA